ATGGATAGCGGAGAGCGCTGGAACGGCGGCAACGTCACTCCGATCCGCCCCGACGATCCACCGCTGCCCATCACGTCCACGGGCATTTGGCATGGTAAGTCTGCCAACACTCGCATGTGGATCGTGGACGATTGGATACCTTTCTGCCGTGCCACTTTGCTGACCGGGGAAGGCGGGTCGGGCAAATCACTTGTCTCGCAACAGCTCGCAACGTGCACAGCGCTGGGGCTGCCTTTCATGGGCGTGCAGACTCGCCAGATGAAGGCGCTTTACATCACTTGTGAAGATGATCTTGCCGAGTTGCATCGCCGCCAGGAAGGGATTTGCAGCGCGGTTGGCACCAGCATGGCGGAGCTAGACGGAAACCTATTCTTCCTGTCGCGATGTGGCGAGATCAATAACTCGCTTTTGCATTTTGCAAATGATGGCGTTGAGCAGTCGAAATTCTATCACGACATCGCGACTTTCGCTTGGAACAACCGGCCTTGCTTTGTGGTGCTGGATAACATCGCGCATCTGTTTGAGGGCAATGAGAACATTCGCAACCACGTCGCGATCTTCTGCAACGCGATGGAGGCGTTGGCGAAAGAGGCCATGGCGACTGTTCTGTTCCTCGGGCATCCTGCCAAGGCCGCTGGATCGCAATTCAGTGGCTCGACGGCTTGGGAAAATCAGGTGCGTTCCCGCCTCTACCTGTCACGCCCTGATGGCGACGAAGGCGCATACGACGATGACGCGCGTGTCCTGACCAGAGCGAAGTCGAACTATGCCAAGACGGGCGATGCCATCAAATTCAGGTGGAGGGATTGGGCCTTTGTCGAAGCGATCGACACAGGCGCGAGCTGGTATGAGCAAGTTGGCAACACCGGCAAGGCGACGGGCGAGAACAAGCTATTCCTCGCCTGCCTCGCCAAAGCCACCCATGAGCGCCGCGCGCTAAGTCACAGCCCCCATGCGGGCAACTATGCCCCCAAGGTCATGGAAGGGATGCCCAGCGCCAAGGGGCTGAAAAAGGAAGCCCTGCGCATGGCAATGGAGCGACTGCTCCACCTTGGCGAGATCATGGCCGATCAACCCCTTTGGGCGGGACAGGACCGCAAGTGGATGAAGGGGATCGCGCCGGCAAATCAGGACTGCGGGACGGTTGCGGGACGGTTCCCGAACCATCCCGCAAATCAGGGTCAACCCATTGAAAACACTTGCGGGACGGTTCTGCGGGACGGTTTGCGGGACGGTTCTGTCGATTTGCGGGACGGTTCTAGCCAAGTCTTTGATTTTGCTTGCGGCACGGTTGCGGGACGGTTGCGGGAAGGTTCCGGGGCTTCGGGTGTGCAGGGGAGCCCCCCTATAGGGGGGCTTCCCCTGCCCCCCAATCCCGAAGCGGATGACATCATCTGGGACAGTGCCGGGGAGGAGGAGCAGTGATGGGCAACACCACTCCGGCACGGGTGCGGGCGCTGGCAAGGGAAGTGGGCAGGCTGCATCCCGACTGGCGCAACCCTGAACGCTACTTCGAGCGGCGTGACGAATTGAGGCGTGAGCTTCACCAACTGGCAAACGCGATGGAGCATCGTCATGGCTGACTGGCCCTACAACACCACAACGTGGAAGCGCCTGCGCGAGGCTCACCTGTCGCTGCACCCGATGTGCGAGGGATGCGAGGCAATGGGGCGCATGTCGATGGCGAACACTGTCGATCATCGGGTGCCGATCAAGGCAGGCGGCGATCCGTTCCCGTCGCATGATGGGCTGGCAAGCTACTGCCCCGGCTGTCACAGTGCCAAGACGGCGCGTGGCATCGAGGCGGGCGCGGTACGGACGAAGAAGCCACGGCGCGGATGCAATCCCGATGGATCGCCATTGGACACGGCTCATCCGTGGCATGAAAAATCTCTCAGGGCTGACCACTCTGGACCGATCTCGCTCCTCTCTTTAGAGTTAGTTTCCAAACGGTTAGGCGAGGATTTCGGCTGATGGGACGGCGCGGACCCGGCGCATCACGGATGAAGGCGGCCGCCGCGTCGGCGCCGGTGGACCAGTCGGGCAGCTATGGGCTGTTTGCCGAGTGGGAGCCGCCCAAGCCTGAACCGCACCCGTGGGAGGACGAAGGATATTCCCGTGCCGAGCGGGTAATCGCCTTTGTCGAGTCGCTGCCGATCACGAAGGGCTTTGGCGCTGGCGAGCGCGTCCAGCTTTTGCCGTTCCAGATCGAATGGATCATGGCAATCTACGGCACCGATGCCGACAATCGCCGCCGCGTCCGTACGGGCCTGTTGAGCGTGGCGCGCGGGCAGGGCAAGACGGTGCTGGCCGCGATGTTGGGCCTGGCGCACCTGGTCGGCCCGGAGGCGGAGCCGCGCGGCGAGTGCTACAGCGCTGCGGCCACGCGCGACCAATCGGCGCTGATCTTCGCTGAGATGGAAGCCATCATCCTGCAAACCCCGTGGATCGCCGCCCGCGTCAACGTGCAACGGTTCCACAAGCAGATCGAGGACATGTCAACCGGATCGAAGTTTCGTGCGCTGGCGAGCGACGGATCGTCGGTCCATGGCCTCGCATCGTCCTTCGTCGTCTGCGATGAGCTGGCGCAGTGGAAGAAGCGCGAGCTGTTCGATGTGCTGCGCACCTCCATGGGCAAGCGCCGCGAGCCGCTGATGCTGGTCATCGGCACGCAAAGCCCGCATCCTGAAAATCTTATGTCCGAGCTGGTCGACTATACCGACCGCATCGCCAGCGGCGAAATTGACGATCCCAGCTTTCACGGTGTCGTGTATGCGGTGCCGGAGGACGCGGATCCCTATGATCCTGCCAACTGGCGGCTCGCCAATCCGGCCATGGGGGTTTTCGTGTCCCAGGAGCAGCTTGCCGACGAAGCCGCGCGGGCGAAGCGGATGCCGACATTCGAACCGGCGTTCCTCAACCTGCATTGCAACATGCGGGTTGACGCAGAGCCGAAGGCGATAAACCCGGCTGAATGGCAAGCCTGCGGCGGGGCCGTCGATCCCGACACGCTGCGCGGGCGTCCCTGTTTCGGCGGCCTCGACCTGTCCAGCGTGCGCGACCTGTCATCGCTGGTGTTATATTTCCCTGAGGATGGCGGCGCGGTGCTGGCGTGGTTCTGGTGTCCCAAGGCAGGGCTGACGGCCAAAGAGGAACTGGATCGGGTGCCGTATCGCACATGGGCCAATCAGGGCCATATCGAGCCGACACCGGGAAGCGCGATCGACAAAGGTTTTATTGCCCAGCGCATGGCCCAGGTCGCCAGCATGTTCGACGTGAAGGGCATTGCCTTCGACCGATACGGCTTTCAGGATTTGAAGAATATCCTCGATCGCGAGGGCGTCGATTTGCCGTTGACCGAATGGGGGCAGGGGTTTTTGTCGATGGGGCCAGCGGTCAATGCGTTTGAGGTGGCGCTGTTGGCGGGCGAGCTGCGCCACGGTATGCACCCGGTGCTGCGCTGGAACGCGGGAAATCTGATTTTCGACACCGATCCGGCAGGCAATCGGAAGCCGAACAAAGCGCGCTCTATCGACCGAATCGACGGCATGGCCGCGCTCATTATGGCTTGTGGACTGGCCGCTAAGGATGGCGGGCCAGAGGTGTATCGCGGGACAGGACTGGCGTGGATTTAGGCAGTGGGGAAAGCGCCAGGCAAATAGATTGTGCCGTCGAGGTCTCTAATCTTCGTCAAGTCATACTCGCGAGCGCTATCGAAAAGAACATTACAAAGATTTAATATTTCTTCGAGGCCGTGTTCGTCTTTAATCCGCACTAATGGACCGTCAGCATAAACCACCGTGCCGCGCTTTGAGCTGTGGCCGTCTGGCCAGGTGTAAAAGAAATCATATTCTTTTCCGACTTCGACAATCATCTCGCGCTCCAATAAGCTGAAATTGAATAGATCAATATTACGACTTGTAAGCCGATTTGGGGAGCTGGATTTGTGAGAGTCCAACATGGCTGCGAACCTCGTTGAGTGCGGCTTCGAGCGTCGAAATTTGCTTTCGCAGTACCTCAAGCTCGTAGGGTTCGAGTTTGGACTCCGCCGCTTTGCGTTCACGATAGCGCGCTTGGCGCTCAGAAGGGGTCATAGCCATATTTCGTGAGTAACGGTTTGACAGGTATATGGCAAGTCGTTACTCACAGGACGAGCCGACGCAAGGGGCCTAATCCTCGCGCCAGCTCTAACCGCAACCGTTCTCGGAGAACGATCATGGCTAACACCCCTCTACGGGCGGACTCCGTCCGTGCCAATCCCATTGCGCGCCGCGATATCCTTGCAGGCGTCATGCTCGCGTCGGTGGTATCGGTCGCCGCGCCGATCGCTTTCGCAGCACCGGAAGTCACCCTGTGGCAAAAGGCCGTGGCCGAATACCGGGATATCGCCGCGTTTTGGGACGCATTTCTAGCGACCGCGTATAACCCTGCCGTTGACGAATTGAACCGGCGAGCGCCCATGCCACCTTCATTCTTCACCATCACAGCCAAGAGCGGCGCAACACAAAACTACCACCATGACCGCGCCGACCCTTGGGGGTGGGCGAGCCATCCAATCCCGGCGATTGCGGAGCCAGGGCGCAAGCAAGCTGAGCTGTGGGAGCGGTGGGAAAAAGAATACGCAAATGCAAAGGCAGCGGTGAACATGGACGCCTTGGATAAGCAAGACGATTGGCATGCTCGCGAGTCTGGCCAAGCACGTGACCGGCTGATTTCAACTCCTGTTCGCGACGCGGCCGAGCTTCTGGAAAAGATGGAGGTGCTTTGGACGGACGGATTCGACGCAGACTTGTTCAGGGACGAACTGCTCCGCGATGTGCGCGCCGTAACAAACGCTCAAGCGCACTGAACGCCTTCATTGGTATTTTGCACCGATGTTCTTGACAGTGAAGTTCATTGGCGTATTTTACCGATAAAGGGATACCACATGGCACTGCTCAGCGAACTTGTCTCCATCTGCGAAGCTCACCGGCTCGACACCGGCGCGACCCTCAATGTGTTCGCGCGTCGGCTGCGCGAGGCTGGGCGCGTTTCGAAGGCGGGGCGCGGACGCGGCGCTGCGCACATGACCTATCTGGACGCGGCCCGTTTCCTGATCGCTTGCGCTGCCACCGATCACCCGGAGCGCACTGCCGATGCCGAATATGCGTTCAGCAACATTACCCTATCCGACGATAACCAGTGGTGCGAGGCGTTCCACATTACGGCCGACAACGCGCCTACGCTCGATCTTGCACTCGCCAAGCTGCTGGAGGGCATTGCCACTGGCGAAATCGACGCGATCCAGCAGGCCAAGAATGAGGAGCGTCGCCCCGGAAGCGCCTTCCGTATCCCGCCCTTTTTCGGCCTTATCCTGCGGCGCAGCCATGTGTCGGCAAGCCTCCGCATCATGGAAGGCTATTATCATTTCCAGCATCCGACCCTCGCTGCGATCGTCGCCGCTCCCGACTATCTGGCGCAAAAGCCGCTGATGGAGGCGCTGGAACGCGACACTTATCGGTTCCGCACCGGCAAAAACCTTGTTGCGGAACTGGAGGAGAAGCTCCTGCGCGAAGTCGCAAATCTCATCGCTGGCAAAGGAGCCGGTTCGATTATCGGAACCGGAAACTGATGTTCGCAAGGCTCCCTTCCTTTGCGGCCGCTGCGGCGCGGCCAATAGCGAAAAGCCCAATGCCCGGGGAGCGGCGCGCTTGCGTGCTGGATGCAAGGGTTCAATTGGGCACCGCCGCAACGCTTTTCCATCGTCGTGAGACAGAAGGCAATCACCGTGCGGGGGGCTTCGGTCCCCCGCCAGTTTGAAGGATATGACATGAAATTGGGTGAACTCCTCGAAAAGCGGGCGGCGGCGTTCGCTCGTATGAAGTCGGCGCAGGTGGAAGGTGGCGACACCTTCGATCAAGCCGAAACCGAAGTCCGCGACCTCGACGCGCAGATCAAGCGCGCCCGGTCGATCGACGATATGGAGCGCCGCGAGGCTGGTACTCCGCTGCATGGCGATCGCCAGCTCGACACCGAAATCCGTTCGCGGTTCAGCCTTGCCCGCGCTGTGGCCGGTGCCGCTGGACTGACCGTCGATTGGGGTTTCGAGCGCGAAGTGCAGCAGGAATTGCAGCAGCGTTCGGGGCGCCAGGCGAAGGGCGTATTGATCCCGACCGAGATTTTCGAGCGGCGGGTGCTGACTTCCGCCGGCGACGGCGCGGCGATCGTGCCGACCGACCATCGCCCCGAACTCTACATTTCCGCCCTGACCGCCGCCAGCGTGGTGCGTGGCCTTGGCGCTACTGTTCTGACCGGCCTGACCGGTAATCTCGACATCCCGCGCGAGTCGGCTTCGCCTGCCATTGGCTGGGTCGCGGAAAATGCCGCTCTGCCCACGGGTGATCCCGACTTCGATAGCGTCACGCTGTCGCCCAAACATGCCGGTGCCATTTCCGAATGGTCGCGCAACATGGTCATGCAGTCGTCGCCCCAGGTGGAGCAACTGCTCCGCAACATGCTGGCGCGTGACCTGGCGCTGGCGATCGACCGTGCCGCGATCAAGGGTGGCGCTGCCAATGAGCCTGTCGGCATCCTCTCCACCGCTGGCATCCAGACGCAGGCCTATGCCGCCAGCATCATGGACACCACGGCGGAAATGATCGCCAAGGCCGACATCGCCAATGTTGATGCGCGCCGGTCGTTCCTCACCACCAACGGGGTGAAGAAGATCGCGCTCAAGGCGAAGGATGGCGATGGTTTGCCGATCGGCGTTCCGACCATTTTCCACAATGAGCCGGTGACGTTCAGCAACCAGGTGCCGACCAACCTCAATCCGACCGCCAACAAGCATGGCTTGATTTATGGCGACTGGAGCGAGTTGCTCATCGGCATCTGGTCCGAACTCGACATCCTCGTAAATCCCTACGAGTCGAGCGCCTACGCCAAGGGCAATATCAGCATCCGCGCCATGGCGACGGTGGATTGCGCCGTTCGTCATCCTGCCGCCTTCGTGTCGGCAACCGGCGTCGAGGTGGTGTAATGACAGTGGCGGCGGGCATCGAGCGGCGAGCGTTCACCGAGCTTCGCGCAAGCGGGCGTCGGCTCGAAGGCTATGCCGCCACCTTCGGCAGCGAAGCGCGTATCGGCTCGATCGTGGAGACGATCGAGCGGGGCGCGTTTCGTACGTCATTGGGGGAGGATATTCTTGCCCTTATGGATCATGACCCGGCCCGCGTGCTGGGTCGCACCCGTTCCGGCACCCTGCGCCTGAGCGAGGACACGCACGGTCTGTCCTTCTCGCTCGACCTTCCCGATACGCAGCCGGGGCGCGATGTGCTGGAGCTGGCGCAGCGCAATGACCTTGGCGGCATGTCGTTTGGCTTCGTCGTTCCCAAGGGCGGAGATAGCTGGAACGGCGAGCGTCGATCGCTCCGAACGGTAACGCTGCGCGAAATTTCCGTTGTGTCGTCGTTCCCGGCCTATCCCGATACCAGCCTTGCCCTGCGCTCCAGGCCCTTCCCTGCGGTGAATGAGGCGCGCCGCCGCAGGCTCATCATTGCGGAGTTAGGCGCATGAGCATCATGAACCGCATGGCTTCCCTATTGGGATATGAGAAGCGGGCGGACGATCCGTCGTGGGCGGCGCTTGCGCCCAATGTCGGCGCGTCGTCCGCCATGTCGGTGCGAGCAGCGGAAAACCTGTCCACAGTGCTGGCCTGCTCTACGGTCATCGCCAATTCGCTGGGTTGCATTCCAGCGCTCGTCTATCGGCGCGAGGGTGAAAACCGCGTCGAGGCGGCAAATCATCCGCTGTTGCGCCTGACGCGGCTTGGCGTAACCGACGAAATGACGTGGCCCGACTTCGTGGAGCATCTGGTCGCATCGGCCTTGCTCACCGGAAACGGGCTTGCCGAGATCTTGCGCAACGCAAACGGAAGCTTGTCCGGCCTGCGCTTCATTCCGTGGAGCTGGGTGACGGTGGCGCAGCTTGCTTCGGGCAGACTGGCCTATGACGTGTCGGACGGTCGTGGCAAAAGCTGGCGGCTGCTCAGTGGCGAAGTGATCCATCTCCGCGACCGCACCGACGATGGCAGGATAGGGCGTTCCCGCCTTAGCCGTGCCGCTGACGCGGTAGCGGCGGTGTCGATTAGCAACGCATTTGCGCGCACCTTCCTTGATCGCGGAGCGTCTCCCAGCGGCGTGATCGAGGTTCCCGGGACTTTGACGCAACCTCTGCGCGACTCGATGCGTCAGCAAATGAAGGACCGGCATAGCGGTGCAGCTAATGCCGGGTCCACGCTGATCCTTGATGGCGGAATGCAGTGGAAGGCATCGCAGATCAGCCCAGAGGACGCGGAGCTACTGGAAACGCGGAAATTCGGCGTGGAAGAAATCTGCCGCCTGTTCCAAGTCCCGCCGCCGTTGGTGCAGGACTACAGCCACAATACTTTTACCAATTCCGAAACTGCTGGCCGGTGGTTCGCCATGTTCACGCTGGCCCCTTGGGCGCGGAAGATCGAAGCGGAGTTTGCGCGCAGCGTGTTCCCCAGTGGCGGTCCCTTCGAGCTGGAGCTGGACCTGTCAGGCTTCCTGCGCGGCGATCCGGCCACGCGCTGGCAGGCCCATGCCGTCGCCCTCCAGCATAAGGTGCTGGACACAAACGAAGTTCGTCAGATCGAGGGATGGAACCCGCGCAAGGAGGAGCCAAAGCCCGATCCCGTGCCGCCGATCGACCCGGCCATGCCCCCGAAGCCGGAACAGACGCAGGAGGCCGAAAATGCCTGACATCGTTACCTTGGATGAGACCAAGCTATTCTTGCGCGTCGATCATGATGACGAAGATACGATCATCGTCACCATGATTGGAGCGGCAACCGATGCCGTTCGCGACGTGGCGGAAGCATGGGACGGCACGGGCGATGCACCGGCGCGTCTCAAGATGGCCGTTCTGACGCGCGTGGCGATCATGTTCGATGATCGGGCTAGTGTTGCGCCAGGTGCGGGCGAGGATCGCCTGTTGCTCCCCCTGCGAACGCTGGAGCTATGACGATGCGCCGCGCCATTATCCGTGAAGCAGATTTGCGCAGGTGGGCGCGCGTTTCGCGTGAGGAAGGCGTGGCATTTCGCGGACATGTCGATCCTAACGGGGGCTTCACGTTTGCCCTCGATCCATTTCCCAAAGCAAATCGAGACGCTGACGATGATCTTGACGATCGTCTCGCGAAGTTTGGCGGAGCATGAAAAAGGCCTATCCGTTCGCTACGAGCTTTCTAGACCGCCACGGCAGGCGCCGCTGGCGGTTTCGCCGTAAGGGATATTCCACTCACTACTTTAAGGCTCCCCACGGCACCAAGGACTTCGAGCGGGAATATGCCGCCTGTCTGGAAGCCGATCCGGTTCGCGCTGGTGTAGATCGAACGCGCCCCGGCAGCGTATCAGACATCATCGCTCGCTATTACTGCGACAACGCCTTCCAAGATCTGCGAGACAGTACAAAGATCGTCTACAGGGGCGTGCTAGAGCGGTTCCGAGCTGCGTTTGGCGACGACCCTATCAAGCGCTTCGACGCAGATCGAATTGCCCGACTTATGAACGCGATGAGGCACAAGCCGCACGCGGCTGCTCGCCTGCGCAAGTTACTTGCTCAGCTTTTCATAATAGCCCGCCGCGCCAAGATCGTCCCTGCCGGTTTCGACCCTGTGAAAGACACCCGCGCTCCGAAGGTAACAGAGAGCGAGGGCTTCCACCCGTGGAGCGAGAGAGAGCTGACGGCGTTCGAAGAAGAGCATCCTTTGGGAACCAAGCCGCGCCTCGCCTTCGCGCTGTTGCTCTATGGCGCACAGCGTAGCGGCGACGTTCGCTTCTTAACCCATCGTAGCGTCGAAGATGGGCGCATAAGGTTGCGGCAAAGCAAGACTAACACAGCGGTCGATGTACCTGTTGTCGAACCTCTCGCGCAGGCGCTGGCAGCGGGGCCGCTGGGCGAAGTGACGCTGATTGAAACCAAGCACCGCGCTCCGTTCACTGAGAAGGGCTTCTACAATCTTATGAAACGGGCCTGCATAGTTGCCGGACTTCCGCATTGCTCTCCGCATGGGTTGCGCAAGTCGGCCGCACGCCGGTGTCGTGAAGCCGGTTGCAGCGACGAACAAGGCATGGCGATCACCGGACACAAGACTGTGAAAGAGTATCGCCACTATGCCGGAAGCGCCGATACGGCTGCCCAAGCCACTGCCGCAATGAACATGGTAATGGCTAACCAAGCGAAAAAGTTAGCCACAGAACAATCGCAAGCCCTTGAAAAGGAAGGGATATGA